TATGAATGCTGTGTTGGAATCCGCACTTTTCGCATTGATTTTCTACATCGTACTGGATCTTTGGTAATTTTTCAAAAAACTCAGTAATTCGATCAAACTGTTCTTGTGTAAGTGATTCTAAAAATTGCACGAATTCATCTTTCGGTGTTTCATTTGCATAATACATACCATTCTGATCAAAGACATAATCTGTGCACTCATACAACATATCAAACACTCTATCATTGTTTTGCGCACTAATTAATTCTGTAATCGGTTTCATAGTTTTTAGCGTTGGAAACTTTAATACTATACCAATTTTATCATGTATGTGGATTTTAGTTGATAGATCTGATATCGGCGGTTTAATTTGTAAAACATCAATTTTAATTGGCATCATATGATGGCATTCAATTTCTTGCTCTATTCCTTCTTCATCTTTTTCCTTACCAACAATATTCCTACACATAAACAATGTTTCTATCTTTTCTCCAATAGAACGAGCACGAAGATTTAAGAACAAATACTCAATATCAAATATTGGTAGTTTGTCAATATCCACCTCATCAACTAAACAATTATTAATAATTTGTTTAATCGTTTTAAAGACAGTTTCCTCATCTCCATCCTGTAGAGCCATTAAAAGTAACTTTTCTTCTTTTACAAGAAAAGGTCTAAATCGTACAGGATCAGACAATGAAACTAATTTTAATTCAAATACAGGCAAATCAATTTTCGGTAAAGGCATAGTATACTCCCAATATTATATTACTGATCAAGTGCATCAAATACATCACGCTCTAACGCAGCCTGTCCTCTTCCATAATTTTCTGCAGGCAACATTCTAGAAAGTCCATGTTCCACGGCATCTAGACCTGGATCAATGGCAGTTTCTATATTCTCAAAAAACAAACTAACATTTATCTTATGAAATCCATCATCAGCCCAATTACTTTGTAGAGATGTGACGCTTAAAGGATACGCATTTTTTAATGTCACAGTAAATTGTTTTCTCATTCGAGTTGGTGAATTAGATAATTGCGATTGCGCAAACTGGTCATAAAAATCTCTTAGCAGAGTAGCCTCTGTTGGTTTTTCTTCTGGTCTTATTTTGTCGTGTGTATAATTGTCGAATTGATTTAATACCATGCTACAAACAAAATTATCGAAATATTCATTTCTGTTGGCTGTTATTGAGATATTTCTTGTCCATCTATTAAAAAATTGAAATAATGGAACATCTATTGGATAATAAAATGTGAGATTAATTTCGTTTAAATCTCTTAAATATGGCACTTTAATTTTAACTTTGCCAGGCACTCTATAATCTGTAGCAGTTAGTGTCGAGCCAGGAAATTCTATAGAATCACAATAATATCTAAAATTTTGTGGACTGTTGATTAGTTTGTTAAACCCAGTTGCTTCCGCTGAAAGCGTGTTAAAAAACTCACTTCCACGGTTAAAAATAAAGTACGCATTAAATTTAGAACTCTGTAAAAATCCTGTAGACATAAACTCTTCAGGACTGTAATGGCGTTCCAGATCTGCAGCAGTGAGTTGAGGCTTTTTCGTTTTAACAACATCTATGTCAAATATATTTTGATATCCGTCTAACTGCTGTTGTATTCTATCACCAATTGTTCCATCTGGATTTCTTGTTATGTTATCGTTTTCTGACATTAGGTTTTATACACCATCTTTGCGGTTGGGAGAAATATCGCTGTTTCCCAATTGTTAGGCTCAATGTAGATTAGCGATGAGCGGATGTGACTTAACAGATATCTCTTAATACAAGGTTCAATCATTTTGTATCGACGCGACCTGGATAGCAAATCATACGACAAATTAAACTTGGTCGAGTCATTGTATTTATCGTTATTGACGAAATCCATAAGTTTGTCCAACAACGCCAGTCTGTTGTACGGGTCGAGGTAGTGTAGATTTAACCCCAAGAACCCGTCTGCATACATCTCCATTGGGATGACCAGCGGGAACTTATCATAGACAGGCAGAACATCCTTGTACTTTGGGTCGTAATGGTAGAAGTACATGCGACCAATAAAGGCTTTCGGTGAGATTCTTGAAGCGTCGTTCAAAACATTGGAACGGTCTGATGGGATGCGAAGTTGACCGATTTTCTGCCCAAGCCATGCTCTTGCGGCATCTGTTCTTGGACGAATATTAGCCGCATTCATTTCCCTTGTGATTTTGCTGAGTAATGACATTATAAGCCCAAGTCCTTTTCCGTTATGACCTTAAATTTCCAGTTTCTATCCTTGCAATACTCCACAGCGGCGTTCCACTTGGCTTCGTTCACGCCCCAAGTCATCACCTCGCGAATGTATTGCTTGGTGACTCGGCTTCGTTTCTGTGGTGGCTTGGACTGCATCAACGGTTTGACCTCAAGAATCATGGCTTCTATTAGACCCTTTCTGGTGCGCATTCTGACGAAAAAGTCTGGGAAGTATCGGTGCATTTTGTTGTCAACTGGCGATAAATAGGGTATGACGATTTCTTCATTTGACCATTCGATTACACCAGGATTATCATCTAGGTGCACCATAACTCGGCGTTCCCATAACGATCTGTACCAGATGTTTGTTGGATCACCTAAATATTTATTGGTATTTTTAGGACTAAATTTACCACTGTAAGCCATAACCGTATTTATAGGAACAATTAATGGCAATCAACCACAGTTCTAGATCTTTTAAACGATTAAAAAGACACAATGTGTTTCCTCATCTTGTTGCTGAAAATTTAGCAAATGGCGTGGAACATACGCCTGTGGATAGAATGAGGCTTGAACAATTCGTAGATCAGGCTCAGCTGGATGCAGCAGCAGCAGAAGAACAAACAACAACAACAGAACAACAACAAGTAAACCAAACACGAAATCCCTTAACGACAGTAGCGAGCAGCGCAGCAATAAGCAAATTAGTTTTCCCGCGAGAAATAGAATCAAATGATACTCTCCCCTATATCTTATTTAAAATATTCAGAAGTGAAACTGGACCAGTTACTCCAACAGATGCTCGATCTATCTCAATTAACGAGGGTGGTGCACAAATAGGACAAATAGTAAGTGGTATTTCAGGTGATTCGGATACAGCAGAGCCACTCGATGCAGCAGTTGCAGCTGGACTCCTTTTGGGTGTTGGGGGCGGTCTTCTTGCAGCTGCATTGGCAACAGAAACAGGTACTAATGCAGTGAATGATGTGGCGTCAAAGTTATTAAATATTCCAGACTTAACTGGTCAGACAAAGACATTACTAAAAAGTTTTGCGCTCAGAAGAAATACCAAACAATTAGATGGATACATTGCTCTACTGGCACCAGATGGTGTTGCAACGAGTTATGACAATTCTTATGATGAAATGTCCTTGACTGCTGTTTTGGGTGGTCTTGGATTTGCATTGCAAGCAGCAAGTGGAATAAGTGGTGATACCCCAACAACCAATCCTATAATTGCAGAGGCAGCTGCAACATTGGCTGGAAAATTGACTGGTGGAGACGATTTATCCAGACTCGGGTTGTTCGCAACTAGTGGATATGTTCGTAACCCGCAGTTAGAATTAATTTATTCGTCGCCAGTGCTAAGAAGATTTAATTTTGATTTTAGATTAATTCCTAGAAACGAAACAGAAAGTGTAATAATTAAAAATGTTATCACAGCTTTTAAGCGTAATGCAGCACCATTAGTAGCGAAAGAAGCTGCAGGCGGTCGATACATGGTGCCACCAAATCAATTTACGATAGAATTTTTTAGCGGTGGCACAGCAACAAATGGCACTTCTAATGATTATCTGTTTAAAACTAAAAATTGTGTACTGACAAGTATTGGGGTTGATTATGCGCCTAATGGATATGCAACCTTTAAGAATGGTGCTCCTGTTGAAACTAGACTTTCTTTATCGTTCCAAGAAGTAGAAATTATGGATCGCGAAGCAATTGATGGGGGTTTCTAATAATGTATTTTTCAAATTTCCCAAAAATTTTATATGCATTTAATTTGAATGACTCCAACGCAACACTTGTAACGAACATTTTTTCACGATTTAGCATTCAAAGTGATGTGCTTGATAATGCAGTTGGATTCTACAAATATCAAATTAAAGAAGGAGACACACCAGAAACTGTTGCGTATCAACAATATGGAGATCCGCAATTGCATTGGATAGTTTGTCTCGTAAATCGTATGTCAGATCCTATTTTTGATTTTCCATTAAAACCAGATGAATTAGAGCGAAAGATAATTAAACAATATGGATACACCTCCATATCAGAAGCCTACTCTGCAATAAGTCACTATGTTGTAGAAGTTAAAAACACATTAGTGCAAGTTGATGGTGTTACCACCGTAAACACCATCAATAGTATTGTCACTCTTAATCAATACAATTACGCGTCTAACACTATTGTAACTCAACCAATAAATACAACAGTGACCAGTAGTACGGTGTTTAGAGCAAACAATTCAAATGCTAATAGCGCAGTAACTGCAACTTTAACAACTAGTTCTACATACAAACCAGTATATGTTTATGATTATGAGAACGAGTTAAATGAGTCTAAGAGACAAATAAAATTGCTCAAACGACAATATGTAGAACCATTGATTTCAGAATTAGAAGTGGTGTTAAATGGCGGACGCTAAAACTCAAAGTACCAGCAAAACAATATCCATTTATGAATGTAAGATAATTAGTTCTAATGGAGAAGTTATAGATTTAATTAAACCAGATTCATTTTCTTTGGTTAATATTCAATTGTACGAAGACATTTACTCTCCTGTCATTCATGGATATGCTAAGATTGTTGATGGTAGTGGTGCATATTTACTCTTAAACATGCATGGTAATGAGTATCTATCACTATCGTTTGGTCGTCCTGGCGATGTGGGCGATCGAAAATACAAAAGAACATTTAGAATATATTCTTGCGAAAATAAAAAGCAAAAGGGTGATTCGCAAACTCAAACCTACATCATAGCATTTTGTTCAGACGAAGCGATATTCTCAAATCAACAAACTATATCTAGAACATTTGAAGGCGCTCATCCTGGAACATATATTATTAATGTTTTGTTAAACGATTTAAAAATTAATATTGCGCGCATCTCGCCATTGTTAAGACAATTAGCATCAAAACAACCAGCAAATGTTTTTGATTATGTGTTAACAAAATACAAACCATTTGAGGCTATTGAATTTTTTGCTAAAAATTCTCTTAATGAAAATGGTTCTCCATTTATATTTTTTGAAAATAGAAATGGATATAACTTCATTTCATTAGAAGATTTATTTTCACAACCATCTGCTGGTGTATTAACACACAGTTCTGCAAAATT